ATGAGCCAGAAATTTTTAACATTTTTGTTAAGGTTGGGGAGCAGACAATTTGTCATAGAGTTTTTGACGGAAAATTTTATCCACCAAAAGTTCGTTATACAGTAGACGTAAGACCATTTTTAAAAGAGGTCCTTCGCGAGTTAACTGACATTTTTTCAAACAACAAATTAACTTACGAATATTTGGAATTTGACCTTAGCAAGTAACTATTTAATTAATACGAGGGATAATTTTAAAACAATATATGAACAAAAATTTCGATTATTTAGGTAATACATTTCAGATACAACTACTGAATCAGATAGTTGTAGACAAAGACTTTTCATCGTCTATTATGGACGTGATTGAGTCATCGTACTTTGACAACAAGTACTTCAAAATCATCTTGCAGATGATAAAAGAATACTATGTAAAGTATGAATCAACTCCTAATTTCGAAACTCTTGACCAAATTGTTAAGTCAGAAATTTCACAGGAAATTGTTGCAAAAGTGGTCTTAGATACCTTGAAACAGGTAAAAGACGCACCTTTTGAAGGAACTGTATTTGTTCAGGAAAAGGCTTTAAAGTTCTGTAAACAACAAGAGCTTCAAAAGGCTATGGACAAGGCTCAGAAGATTATTACTGAGGGTGATTTTGAGTCTTATGATAAAGTTGAGGGATTAGTGAGAAACGCGTTACAAGTTGGTGAAATTGACAAAGGACAAACAGATATTTTTGATAACTTGGATACCGTATTAGAAGAAGATTATAGACATCCAATTCCAATGGGGATTGCGGGAATTGACAGACTACTTAAGGGTGGTTTGGCTAAGGGAGAGATTGGTGTTATTTTAGCTCCAACAGGGGTTGGTAAGACAACAATTTTAACCAAGATTGCAAATACTGCATTTAACTTAGGATACAATGTCCTTCAAGTATTTTTTGAGGATAACCCTAAGATTATTCAGAGAAAACACTTCACACTTTGGACAGGAATTGAACCAGACAATTTGCTAAAAAATAGAGATGAGGTAATGTCAAAGGTTACTGAAATTCAAGAGACTATGAAAAACAAATTGGTTCTTAAAAAGTTGGCATCTGATACTATGACTATGAATCAAATCAAAGGTCAAGTAAGAAAAATGATTGCAGACGGAAACAAAATTGATTTAATCATGTTAGATTATATCGATTGTATATTACCTGAATCAACAAGTAAGGATGAGTGGAAAGCGGAAGGTTCTGTAATGAGAGGATTTGAAGCAATGTGCCATGAGCTAGACTTAGTTGGATGGACAGCTACACAGGGTAATAGGTCTTCAATTTCAGCTGAAGTAGTAACGACAGACCAAATGGGTGGGTCAATTAAAAAGGCTCAGGTTGGTCACGTAATCATCTCTGTAGCTAAGACCCTCCAACAAAAAGAAATGAACCTTGCAACTATTGCAATAACAAAATCTCGTCTAGGTAAAGACGGAGTAGTTTTTGAGAATTGTAAATTTAACAATGAGTTACTTGAAATCGATACTGAAAGTTCAGTTACCTTCTTAGGTTTTGAAGAACAACAAGAAGAAAGAAAAAGAGATAGAGTAAAAGAGTTAATGGAGAAAAGAAAACAAAAAGAAGAACAACAGAAACAACAATCTTAATACAAAAAAATACAATTAATTATGGAGAAAATTTTAGTAGAGAACCCTAACAGGTTCGTAATATTTCCAATTCAACACGATGATATTTGGGAGTTCTATAAGAACCACCAAGCCGCATTATGGACAGCGGAAGAAGTTGATTTAACAAACGATATCAGAGATTGGAATAATCTTACTGAAAACGAACAATATTTCGTTAAAAATATATTATCATTCTTTGCGGCATCGGATGGTATTGTTAACGAAAATCTTGCCGAAAACTTCTATAGAGAAGTACAATACCCTGAAGCTAAGTTCTTCTACGGGTTCCAATTGATGATGGAGAATATACACAGTTTAATGTATTCTTTATTAATCGATACGTATATCTCAAATGAAGAAGAGAAACAATTATGTTTCACCGCCTTAGACAACCTACCTGCAGTACAAAAGAAGGCAAAATGGGCTCTTGATTGGATTGATAACGCATCTTTCCAAGATAGACTTGTGGCATTTGCTGCGGTTGAAGGAATATTCTTCTCAGGGTCATTTTGTTCAATCTTTTGGTTGAAATCAAGAGGAATCATGCAAGGACTATGTAATGCAAATACTTTAATTTTTAAAGATGAAAACTTACATTGTGACTTCGCAATCCATTTGGTAAACAATCACTTAGAAAACAAACCAACTGAAAAAAGAATTAGAGAAATCTTATTATCTGCACTTGAAATTGAAAAAGAATTTATCACAGAATCTTTACCTGTTTCGTTAATCGGTATGAATTCAAACTTGATGAAACAATATCTTGAATTTGTAACCGATGGGTTATTAGTTAAATTTGGTTGTAAAAAAGAATTTAACGTTGAACAACCATTTAAGTTTATGGAACAAATCGCAGTTGAAACAAAGGGTAACTTCTTTGAATCAAGAACGATGGAGTACCAAAAAGCAAAACTAAACGAAACATTATCATTTGATTCTGATTTCTAATTTATTATTTTTAAATCTATGATGTCACTAAAAATTAAAAAAAGAGACGGGGAAGACGCGTCCTTTAATCCACAAAAAATATATAACAGAATTAAAAGAGCTGCTAAAGGTTTGAATGTAAATTCAGATGAAATCTTTATTAAAGTTATTACGTCTGTTCCAACGGAAGGTATTATTACAACTAAAGAATTAGATAAGCTTGTATATGAAATTGCTGCCGCTTATACAGGTAGTCACCACGATTATTCAAGACTTGCATCTTCAGTTGCGATTTCTTCTTATCACAAAGAAACTGACCCAAGTTTCTCAAATACAATGCATACGTTACACGTTGATGGTATTGTACATGACGAACTAATGTCAATTATTGAAAAATACGGTCCAAGTAAAATTGACGAGGTAATTAATCATGAAAATGATTATAACTTCGATTATTTCGCATGGAGGTCATTACAAGAAATGTACTTGTTAAAGACACCTGAAGGCAAAGTTGTTGAAAGACCTCAACACATGTATATGAGAGTTGCTCTATGGGTGACTAACACGTATGAAGAGGCTGTAGAATACTACAACTCATTATCAAACCAACGTATATCAAAGGCAACACCTATCATGATTAATGCAGGTACAAGAGTACCTCAATTAGCGTCTTGTGTGTTACATTACAACAACTCTGACTCGAGAGAAGGATTGTTGAAAACCTTGAATGACATCTCAACTTATTCTTCAGACGCTGCGGGTATCGGACTATCAATGTCTAACATTCGTAGTAAAGAAAGTAGAATTAAATCATCAGGAGGATTTGCTGGTGGATTGTTGAAGTACCTAAAAATTGTTAACGAGTCATTAAGATTCTTTAACCAACAAGGAAGAAGACCTGGTAGTGCTGCTATCTATTTAGAACCATGGCACAGAGATATCATGGACCTATTAGAAATTAAAAAGAATACAGGAGCTGAGGAATTAAGAGCGAGAGATTTATTTACCGCGTTATGGATTCCCGATAATTTCATGAGAGCGGTTAAAGACAATGAAGATTGGTATTTATTCTGTCCTAACGAAATTATTAAATCTGGTATCAAACCATTACAAGAATGTTTTGGAGATGAATATGAGAAAAACTATCAAAAAGCGGTTGATTTAGGTATTGGTAGAAAAGTTAAAGCTCAAGAGATTTGGTCAAAAATTATTGAATCTCAAGTTGAAACAGGAGTTCCTTATTTATGCGCTAAAGATAGTGCCAATAAGAAAACTAACCACCAAAACATAGGCGTGATTAAACAATCAAACTTATGTAATGAGATTTATCAATACACTGATGAAGAGACAACAGCAATCTGTACATTGTCTTCTATAGTATTAAAAAACTTTATTATTGATGGTAAATTTGACTATAAATTATTAATTGAGGAAGTTAGAAAAGCTGTAAGAGCTTTAAATAATGTTATTGACAAGAATAACTACTCAACTCAAAAAGGTTTAAAAGGAGGTCTTGAACAAAGAGCAATCGCAATTGGAACTCAAGGATTAGCTGACGTATTTTATCTAATGGATTATATCTTCACATCAGAAGAGGCTAAGTCTTTAAACAAAAATATATTCGAAGCTATCTATTTTGCGGCAATTACTGAAAGTAATGACTTGTGTAAGAAAGGTATTAGAGAACCATATAAATTCTTTAAAGGGTCACCAATGTCAAAAGGTATTTTCCAATTTGATATGTGGGGATTAGATGAATCTGATTTATTTTTAAATTGGGAAAAGTTAAAAGAAGAAGTAAAAGAATACGGAGTTTGTAATTCATTGTTTACCGCTCAGATGCCAGTTGCATCTTCAGCTAAAATTACAGGTTCATTTGAAATGACCGAACCAGCTCACTCAGCGTTATTTAACAGAAGAGTTGTTGGTGGTGAGATTATGATTGTAAACAAGTATTTGATTAATGATTTTGAAAAAATTGGTGTTTGGTGTGAGGACTTGAAAAATGAAATTATTATGAACGAAGGTTCAATTCAAAATATTAATTTCAATCAATATCTTGACCCTGAAGACAAAAACTATAACAAGAAAGTTAAGAGAATCGAACATCTAATTCCAAAGTACAAAACTATTTGGGAGATTTCTCAAAGAGAATTAATTGACATGGCGGCTGATAGAGCACCATTCATTGACCAATCACAATCAATGAATATCTATATGGCAAATCCAACATTGTCTAAGATTACATCTTCTCACTTCCACTCATGGGAGAAAGGTTTGAAAACTTTGTGTTATTATGTTAGAACTAAAGCGATTTCAACAGGAGCTAAACATTTGGCTGTTGATGTATCAAAAATACAAAAACCTAAAACAAATGTTGAGGTTCCTAAAGTGGACTATAGTGATATGAATTTACCACCAAAACCTGAAGGAATCGAAATTGAATGTTTCGGTTGTTCATCTTAAAGTAATTAAATAATCCCGACCACCATCGGGATTATTTATTTTAATCTATTTATAAGGAAAAATCAGGACATTATATTTATAGTTATGGCTCAAGGTACAACATATGGTCTTAATTTCCCTTTTAGAGATTCTAGTAGGGGAGATTATTTGCAACTTACTCAGTTTGAAGCACAAGAAATTAAAGCGGATTTAATTCATCTTTTGTTAACAAGAAAAGGTTCAAGATATTTTTTGCCTACTTTTGGAACAAGATTATATGAATTTGTATTTGAACCGTTTGATGGACTTACATTCGACGCAATTGAATCTGACATAAGAGATGCTGTGGCAAACTTTATGCCAAATCTATTGTTAAACAATATAACAATCACCCCTGCAGACCCACAAGAGGAAGTTGATATTGCAACAGGTCAAAGCACGTTAGGAACAACTGAATCTCCAATATATAGATTTCCAGGAAAAGGAACTTCGGATTACACGGCAAAAGTTAAAATAGACTACTCAACAGATAAAAACACTTATTCGCAGAGTGATTTTGTTATTATCAATATTTAATATAAATGGCAAATCGTAAAATATCATATACAACCAGAGACTATCAAGGAATAAGAACTGAGTTATTAAATTATGTAAGAACATATTATCCTGAATTAATTCAAGATTTTAATGACGCTTCTGTATTTTCAGTATTCTTAGATTTGAATGCTGCGGTTGCAGATAACCTACATTATCATATTGATAGAAGTATTCAGGAAACAGTTCTTCAATATGCACAACAAAGGTCTTCAATTTACAACATTGCAAGAACCTATGGTTTAAAATTGCCAGGTCAAAGACCTTCAGTATCTTTAGTCGATTTTTCAATTACAGTACCTGCGTTCGGGGACAAAGAAGATGAAAGATACTTAGGAACACTTACAAGAGGTTCTCAAGTAACAGGAGCAGGAATAGTTTTTGAAAACATATATGACATTGATTTTACATCACCGTATAATGCCCAAGGATTCCCGAATAGATTAAAGATACCTAACTTTAATGCAAATAACGTTTTAATTAACTATACTATTACAAAAAGAGAACTTGTTGTTAATGGTATTACTAAAGTGTTTAAAAGAGTTATTGGCCCAAATGATGTTAGACCATTTTTTGAATTATTCTTACCTGAAAAGAACGTATTAGGCATTACTAGTGTTTTATTAAAAAGTGGAACAGAGTATACAAACTTACCAACAGCTGCAGAATTCTTAGGAGCATCTAATAAGTGGTATCAAGTTGATGCGTTAGCCGAAGATAGAGTGTTTATTGAAGACCCTACAAAAGTATCAGACCAGCCAGGTATTAAAGTTGGAAAATATATTCAAACTCAAAATAGATTTATTAGTGAGTACACTTCTGAAGGATTTAAAAAGATGACATTTGGTGGTGGAACTAACACCGCTCAAGATGCATTAAATCAATTTACAACATTAGGTACAACATTAGACTTACAAAGATATTCTAATAACTTTTCATTAGGTTCTGCCTTAGTCCCTAATTCAACATTATTTATTCAATATAGAGTCGGTGGTGGATTGGCAACAAACTTAGGTACAAATGTTATTACTCAAATAGGAACCGTTTCATTTTATGTTAATGGACCTTCAGAGTCAACCAACTCTTCAGTAGTTAACTCATTAAGATGTACTAACGTAACTGCAGCAATTGGTGGAGCAGGTATTCCTTCATTAGAGGAAATTAGAAACTATGTTTCATTTAACTTTGCGGCACAAAAGAGAGCGGTTACAGTACAAGACTATGAAGCGATTATTAGAAATATGCCATCAGAGTTTGGAGCTCCAGCAAAAGTTTCAATTACGGAAAACAACAACAAAATTTTAATTCAGTTATTATCTTACGATACATCAGGTAAATTAACAAGTATTGTATCTGATACATTAAGACAGAACGTTGCAACATATCTTTCTAACTATAGAATGATGAATGATTATATTTCAATCATGAGTGCAAATGTTATAGATTTAACAGTTAATGTTGATGTTGTATTAGATAGTACTCAAAACCAAGGTGCGATAATTGGACAAGTGATTAACATAGTTACAGAGTTCTTTAGTCCTCTTAATCGACAAATGGGTGAAAACATTTATGTTTCTGAGTTAAGAAGATTAATTCAAAATGAAAACGGTGTGATAACATTATCTGACATACAATTCTTTAATAATGTTGGTGGACAATATTCATCTTCACAAACATCACAAAGATATTCTAATTCTGAAACAAAACAAATTGAATTAGTTGATGATACAATTTTTGCGGAACCTAACCAAACATACCAAGTTAGATTCCCAAATAAGGACATTAACGTTAGAGTTAAGAATTTTAAAACAGTCAATTTCTCTTGATAATTTATTTTATTTCTTACTTGATTATATTTTGAAAATAGGGTATAAACTATTTATCAAAAAAGTAAGTGAATAATGCTAAATTCATATAGAATCAGAACTCAAGTCGGAGTCGACAAATCAATTAAAGTCCAGTTCGACCAAGATTTTGAACAACTTGAGATTCTTTCGTTAAAAATATTACAGAGTCAAGTATACAACAGGATTTGTTCTGACTACGGAGTTGTAGTGGGTAGAATAACAGCTAACGCAGGTTTTGGATTACCCAACTGTAAAGTTTCAGTTTTTATACCAATATCTGACGAGGACTCAAATAAAGAAAATATCTCAACATTATATCCTTACAAAACATTAAATGATTTAAATGAAGATGGATATAGATATAACCTATTACCATATACCCAATCTCACGGAGGACATACTCCAACAGGATCTTTTCCTACAAGAAATGATGTATT